TCGCCTTGGCCTTGTTGTGAAGCTCCTTGATCGATCCCCAGATTCGCAGCTGGAGACCCTCACGCGTCGTTGACGACATGATGATCGAGGTGCCGGTCGGGTAGATGTAGAACGTGCAGAGTCCGAACGCTGCTGAATTGTATGTCTTGCCAGATGACCCCGGACCCATGATGCCGACCTCCTGGTTCTCGACGAATGTCTGGATCAGGAGATCAGACCAGTCGTGCCAGTCGAAGTGCGGCCAGAGCGCAGTCATGGCTTGGCGGAAGTGGTAGTATTTGCCGCGCCCGTACTTCACGCCTCCGTTTTGGATGTAGCCGCCGCGACGCACCATCTCAGCCTCGATCAGGAAACGGTCTTTTGTACGCCACGGTATAGACAAGTAATCGGGGCTTTCATTCATCTTGCGGGAATGATGGGTTGGCCTTTCAATGGCTTCAAGCGTCATGGTCGCCGAAAAAAATCGCATCGTTGATGGCCTCCTCACCGCTGAAGGCGGGGTGGATAGCGGTTTTTCGCCGTCACTGATTCAGCCGAACCAGCTGGCCTGGGCGGTCAACACGACGGTGCGCGGCGGGTTTCCCAAGGCGCGGCCGGGAATCTGGGTGAAGAATCTCACCTTCGATGATCCGACCGTCGTTTACAACGGTGGGTACTACAACGCGGCGGTCCAAAAGGCGTTTGAAAAAGGCCAGTTCCAGGGATGCGGAACCTACATTGCCGACGACACTGACCCGTTTCTGTTTGCGTCCATCGGTGGCAAGGTCTTTCAGATTGACATCAACGGAGGGTTCAAGGTCACCGACCTGACTCCGATCAATTTCACGTTTCAGGTACTGACTCGCGGCCGGGTTTCCAATGTCGCGACCTACGTTTGCGGCGTTCCGCACGGGTTGTCGCCGGGCATGGTTGTCCGGCTGCCTGAACCTCCAGGTGCGTTCTTCCCGGAAGGTTTCTTCGGAGATTTCATCGTGGAGACCGTCCCGAGCCCCACGACGTTCACGACGTACTCGCCTGGCATCGACGCTGGTCCGCTGCTTGGTCCGTTGTTCAACGCCTACCAGATGGCGACCAACGATCCGCAGGCGTCGCACGTCTACTTTCAGCAGGCAGAGAACTGGCTGGTCATTCAGGATCGCCAGAACCAGCCGTATCTCTACAACGGTTCAACCTTGCGGCGCGCAACTGGCGAAGAAGTCCCTGTTGGTGGCCCCATGGCCTACGGCAAGGGGCGCCTCTGGGTGGCCAACGGCTCAGAATACTACGGCGGTGACTTGGTCTACGGCGATCCGGGCTACGGGCGCGACAGCGTCATTCGATTCACCGAGAACACGTTCCTCAATGAAGGCGGCGCTTTTGCAGTCTCCAACGGCCCGATCACTGGACTGGCGTTTGCCGCCAACCTGGACACGTCGCTGGGAGACGGCGACCTGCTGGTCTTCACGCCCACCGCAACCTACGCGTTCAACGCCCCGGTCGATCGGGATGTTTGGAAGGATCTCGATTATCCGATCCAGCGATTTGCCCTGCTGAACTTCGGATCGTTCAACCAAGAGTCCATCGTTGCGGTCAACGGCGACCTGATTTTCCGGGCGCAGGACGGCATCCGATCGTTGATCTACGCTCGCCGCGATTTCACCGAGTTCGGCAACACGCCGATCAGCCGGCAGGTCGTGCGGGCGCTGGCCTATGACACAGAGTTCTACCTGACAGCTGCTAGCGCGGTGAACTTCGACAACCGGATGCTGATGACCATCCAGCCGCGCAAGATCAACAACCGTGGCATCGTCCATGGTGGTCTTGTCGTGATGGATTTCGATCTCGTCTCAGGCATGGGCCGAAAGCTGCCGCCTGCATGGGAAGGCATCTGGACAGGCGTTGACGTGTTTCAAATGGTCACGGTTCGAGTGAAGCGCACTGAGCGATGCTTCATGTTTGGATTGAACCAGGACTACATCGGTCTGTACGAGGTCACCAAGAACGGCCAGTTCGACTTCGATGGGTTCGATGATGCACCGATCGACTGGACCATTGAGACGCGCTCGCTGACTTTCGCAGAGCCTACCAACAAGAAGCGCCTGGTGAGCGCCGAGCAGTGGTATGACCAGGTGATGGGCGAGATTGAATCGAAGGTCTACTTTAAGGCCAACGAAGGCGAGTGCTGGCAGCCGTGGGCCGAGTTCAAGGACTGCGCCAAGTACCGCAACTGCGAGCCCGGTGAGATTTCCTGCCCTCCGGCGGTGATCAACTGCCAAGAGGTCAAATACTACCAGCCGCCTACGCGCTCGCGCATTGCCCTGCCGCAACCCCCGGACAAGTGCGACGTGCAGACCGGTGGGTTTACCAGGGATGGCTATGAGTTCCAACTCCGCTACGTCAACACGGGCCGGTTCCGCCTCAAGCGCGTGGCAATGGTTGCTCAGCGCCTTCAGGAGGATATTTACGGCGACCTCAGTCGCGTCGCCTGTCCGCTACTCTCAGCATAAAATGCCTTCCTCAAACCCAGTCGATTACGGTGCCGATCCCTGCGGGCTGCGCAACAGCGCCTGGGCGATCAACGAGTGCTTGATTGCTGCCGGCCGATGCGATTTTCCCGTCGGCACGTTTCTGTTGGGATCGAGTCCGGGGGCGAAGATTACCAGCCGATTTAGGATCGGAGGGGTCGCAAGTTTTACGACAGCTACACCGCACGGCTTAGTCGTCGGAGAGAAGATCACCCTTTACGGGTTTACAGACGGCACGTTCAACGGCACCGGTGCTGCCCAGTTCGGCTTCCGTGTCGATGCCGTTGTCAACCCAACGACATTCACTGCGACTGTTCCAGGGCCTAACTCCGGCCTCGTTGTCGAAGACGGATGGATCAACCTGATCGGCGGCGGATACACGTCTTCGATCGTGATCGGGTATGCGCCCGTGATCGACAACGTCGCGTTCACTGGCAAAGGCGCTGGCAAGACGATCCTGAAGTTTGCTGACCACACCTCCACGAAAAGAGGGGACACTTTCGGCTTCAACATCCAGATGCTGAAGACCCTCGGGAATTACCTTGGAAGCGGTGTGGTTGGCGCTCCAGGTGCGTATGCGGGGGTTCCAGTGAACGGCGTGAACTGCAAGAACACGCTGATCGAGGGCATCACGTTCGACGGCAACTACGCCAACAACTCGGTCGCGGATATCCAGATCGTCTCGGTGCAACGCACCAACGGTGTCAACACGTACAACACGGCATATCCCCATTTCATCCAGTCCTCCGCAACGCCGGCGTACGTGCCGCCAGTTGTTCCCGCTCCGTACACGAACGTAAGCACGATCTCGCAATACATCAGCAACGTGGTGACATCCGGCACCGGAAATGACGGGACGTTCGTAGGATTTGGTCAGGTCGTTAATATCACGCCGTTGTCATTTCAGCGGGACTTGCGCGTGGTGCTAACACAAGGCCGGATCAATCAATTTGGATTCGCAATCTACACCAAGCATCCGCAATGGAATTTCGGATTCACGATTGGTGATACGATCACGGTGACCGGATACTCCAATGCCGCGTTGAACGGCACGTTCGTCGTTGCCGGATTCCTTTCCGCCCAGGAGGTCTACTGCCTGAACGCCGGCACCGCCACGGTGTTTTCAATGATCGGTTACGAGCGGTTTACCAACGTCGCCACCTATGACACTGTGCTTGTTCACCCGTTTCTCCCTGGAGACACGTTGGTCATTTCAGGGTTCGCTGACCCGACACTGAACGGCACGTTTGTTGTCACTGGGGTGCCGTCTCCAAACCAATTCAGTTGCGCCAATGCTGGGCCAGACACGGGGGTCATAGCAGATTCTGGATCGGCCTACGAGGTGATCAACGAGAACGCCCGCGCCTGGAGCGCACCCAACGTCCCGTTGACTCTACAGACCAGAGCCGGCGTCAACTCTTCCTACACAGTCGCTGGCATCAACCATGTCGGAGAGAGGGCTTTGATTCAGAACAATCAGTTCTACGACTTCGGCGTAGGCGTCGCAGATGCGGAGACGTTCCTGATCAAATCGTTCCTGCCGATGAACGTCAATGACCTGACGGCGGGCGCCAAGGTTCTCAACAACGATTTCAGCTATCAGGGGCGCAACTCGATCCAAAGCTCGCTGTACCCGGGTAACGCTGAGGCCAACACTCAGTGTGCGATTGGCGGCTTCTCAAGCCTAGTCAATCCGATCAACGTGGTGTCACGATCGGCTGGGGTGGCGACGTTTACCTGTGTGATGAAACACACGTTGCGGGCTGGGGACGTTGTTCCGGTGACGATAGGCAATTACGTTTTTGGAATCATCTCCGCTCAGCGGCAATCGAACATCGTTACGTTTACAACATCGCAGAAGCATTTCCTTGCACCTGGAAACACTGTTTTTGTTGATATCAGCAACAACTCGTTCGACGGATCGTTTTCTGTGGTGAGCGTCGTTAGCGACTTTACGTTCACTGTGGCACAGGTGGGGGTTGATGTTTTCCCGGCAATCGTGGTCACTGGATTCGGGGTCGTGAATCTTGGGTTCTCTGGATCGTTGACTGTCATATCAACTCCAGACGCATTCCGATTCACAGCAAACACAGGTGGCCCGGACGTGCTACCAGGCCTCTACCTCGACGGCCAGGTGATCATGCTCCGCAGCCAGCGCATCTTCGCCTCAGAGTGCGAGTTCAAATACAACCGCGTCCAAGGTGGTCCTGACGTGGTCAATCAGCAGAGCCCAGTCCATGCCATCACGGCCCGCGAAACCAGCGGGATGGACATCAGCTACAACAACTTCGATGGATTCAGAGGCACCTGCTTCTACGTCGATTCGTACCAGCACAAAGGCACTCACATCCATCACAACTCGGCGTTGAACGTCTCAGCGTTCATCGCACTGACAGTGCAGGATTGGTACACGCTGATTAAAACCGTCACGCCCCCAGTTCCGAATCCAGAGACCTACTCGACACTGATTGCAGCCCACAAGGACATGCTGATCGAGAACAACGATGTCCTTCTGACAGGCCCTGATTCTTGGTTTTTCCAGACCGCGTTTGCGCCGCTGGATGCGGTGTTCTTGGTCAACAATCACGACGTAAACAAGTCGGAGTATTACTACCCGACGGACTACCAGATTCCGATTACGGCCGCATCTCGCGCTGCTAACATCTCTACGTTCACAACTGCATCGCCTCACGAACTCCAGGTGGGCATGGCCATATCGACAGTTGGAGTCACCGACGGCACGTTCAATGGCGTATTCACCATTGCTAGCACGCCTTCACCCACGACATTCACGGTCGCAAATCCCGGTGGTGTTACATCGACCTCCGGCGGATTCCTTGGAATCAACAGTCCGATTCGGTTCCCATGGGAGATCCGCCCCATCGGATACCGCCGCACCGGTGGCGTCGCTACGTACACGACGGACAAGGCGCACCAGATGGCGGCCGGCTATCACGCTACTGTGGAAGGCTTCAGTAACACCTCGTTCAACGATGAGGTGATCGTGACCGGCACGCCGACGCTCTACACCTTCACCTGCGCAAGTCCTGGCCCAGACGTGCCGTTTACCTCTGAGACCGGCAATTTCTTCCGGTACGTCGATAACATCCGGATCGGCTGCAACACGGTCAGGCGCCTAAGTGGAAACAGCTTGGTCGTAAACAACGGCGGCCGGTTCGGCCCGTCATTCCTCCAGGGGCGTCCTACGCGCTGCGTTGCCCCGCTGGAGCAGTTCTTCTATTTCGATTGTCCCGAGGGCTGTTTGGCGCTTGAATGCGACCCAGGCCCGTGTAAGCCCAACGACTACGTTTACCGCATCTAGCCATGCCTGAGATCAACCTTACCGCCGGCGTTCTGCCGCCGCCCGCCTGCTTCGCATCCGAGCAGGATCGCTTGGACGCCTACGCGGCCGCCATGATTGCTCAGTTTGCGACCTCGCCGGAATGGGCAGCAAACGCTGTGGCGCCAGCCAATCTCGGGCTCTATTGGTTGCGCCTTGATGCCAACGGAAACCCTGTCGAAGTCCTGAAGTACAACACGACGGCACCGGCCGGCTGGGCACGGCTCACAACTCAGTTTACCTACGGTGTCGGCGGCGGCGCTGCCAATGTCTACACCGTGACGCTTTCACCAGCGTCGCCCGGAGTGAATCAAGCCTACCGAACCGGCGCGACCTACGCGTTCGGTGCAGCCTCTGCAAACACCGGAGCTAGCACGCTTTCAATCGACGGGCTAGCGGCCAAGGCGATCACCAAGTACGGCACCGTGCCGCTTGTGGCCAACGACATAGTGAATGGCCAGATGTGCGTTGTCGTGTACGACGGCACACGCTTCCAGCTGCTGAATCCCGGTCTGAATATCGGCCCGGCAGCCTTCGCACCTGGAACGGATCGCCAGTTCCTGCGGACCAACTCGACGCCGGCATCGGTCTGGGAGTCAGGGTACATTACGCCGGTGGCAAACTATCAGGCCATCCCAGCAGCAGGATCGTCGGTCACGTTCTCGCACGGCCTGGGCGTCGATCCGTTGACGTGGGACGTGGGGATTATCTGCACGGACGTAGGTGGTAATGCGACGTATGCCTTGAATGATTACATACCGGTTGGAAGCATTCTGCGCACAGACCTTTCTCAAAGCGAACTGCGCATTACCTCGTATTCCAATGCCACGGTTATCGGCATGGTTCGCAACAACTTCGTTTCAGGGATTTACGTGAACGGAAAAACCACCGGAGTTTTGACCCTGATCGACGAAGGCAAATGGAAGGTGATGGCCCGAGCCATTCGATAACATGAGAAAAACCCTCGCCCAAGCCAAGAATTCCACGATCCCGCAGGCTGTCGGTCTCGCCACCTGCGACGATCGTTTTCTTCAGTTGCTGAACGAGGCTCAGGCGCGCCTGGCAGACATGGGCAAGTGGTGGGGCACGTACAAGAAGCTCCGCGTCTGTGTCACCGCCGGCTGCATCACTTGGCCTCGCGAGGTCAAGACGATCGAGGCGATGAACGTCTGCGGGTACAACATCCCGATCCAGAACCAGTGGTACGAGTTCCAGACCGACGAGCGGGCGCCGCGCACCGGTTGCGGCCGTGAAGGCTGCGAGCAAGACCAGCTGCTGGATCGCGGCATGGTGACCCAGTTCCGGGATTCGGTCGGGAACTGCTACATCAGGGTGACGCCGCAGCTGACGGCCGACGCCGGAAAGCGCGTGCTTCTCCAAGGGCTAGACCCCAACGGGCACCCGATCCGCACGCTGGATACGGTGACCGGCGAGTACGTGTGGGGCGAGTACGTCACGCTACCCAATCCGGCGGTGACCGCCTACGTTCAGACAGTCAACCTGTTCAAGCAACCGGGCCTTACCGGTGCCCAGAAGCCGTTGACTCAAGGCAGCCTGACGATCTTGGCGTACAACCCGACGACCCTTTTGCAAACCCAGATCGCCGTCTGGGGTCCGAGTGAGCAGAACCCGGAGTATCGCCGCACCTACCTGATCGGAATGCCTGAGGTCTGCGGCGGCACCTCCGGGTGCAACGCGGAAGCGCAGAACGACTGTATCGACCATGGCGACGGCTGCGTGCCAGCAGATGAGGCATGCACCAACACGGTCGTTGAAGCCATCGTGCGCCTGGACTTTATCCCGGCAGTCGTGGATTCGGACTGGCTGTTCATCGGCAATCTCCAGGCGATCAAGCACATGATGAAGGCCATCCAGAAGGAGGACCGGAATCAGTACACCGAGGCCGAGCGCGAGATCCAGCTGGCCCTGCGGAGCTTGAGGAATGAACTCGAAGCCTACAGCCCGAACGAGCGCACGGTGGTCAACGTGCAGCCTTTCGGGTCTGCGAAGATTCAATATCGGTTTGGAGGGTTCATTTGATGGAGGTCGAAAAGCCCATCACCTGGTTGGATTTTCTGACCGACGACGGCATCTCGCTCGATGAGCGGATTGATCGGTGGGAGGCATTCGTCGCCGACAAGCCGCAGCAGGAGTGCCCACTGAAGCACACATTCCCCGAGGGGATGTACGTGCGTGAAATCTTCATGCCGGCGGGGTCAGTGATCACCAGTCGCATCCATAAGTTCGACAACCCGTTCTTTATCACCCAAGGCAAGGTCACAGTGGTCAGCGAGAACGAGGGGCACGTGACGTACACGGCGCCGTACTCAGGAATCACGAAGCCTGGAACTCGCCGGGTGTTGCTGATCCATGAAGACACGATCTGGACCACGGTTCACCTGAACCTCGATAACAAGACGGATCACGAAGAGCTTTTGAACGACCTCACATACGTGAGGCAGAACCAATACTTACCATGTCATTCGTAGGAACAGCCATTGGAATTGGGGCCGCTGGTGTCATCACCTCCGGCGTCGGAATGGGCCTTCAGGCATCATCCGCGAGCGCCGCACGAAAGCAGGCTCGCCAAGCCGCCGAGACGCCAGGACTGGACATTCCAGCTGTCGTTGGCGAGGCCGAGCAGCTGGCACCGCGCACCCGGGCGCTTGAGCAGCAACGCACCGCAGCCACGCGTGAGCAACTGCTTGAAAACCTCGGCATTTCGATCCCGGGATATGAGCAGGCGCAGGCGGCGAGGGCGCAGAATGCGATGGCGCTTCTTCGTGGTGAACTCCCTCCTGACGTTGTCAGCCAAATCCAACGCAAGAGCGCAGCCAAGGCGCTCGAGGGTGGGTTTGCTGGCAGCAAGGCGGCCCAGGGCCTCACTGCTCGCGACATCGGCAGGACCACGTTGCAAGCGCAACAGGAAGGCGCCCGCCTGTTCTCGGACATTCTCGGGACCACCCCGATGGCGCCGCTGGCAAACTTTGAGTTCACGCCGCAGCAGCTGGCTCAGTTGCGCGAAAACGAGCGCATCGCACGTATGAACGCGCTGGCTGGTGTAGCCAGTATGCCGTCGGCAACCGGAGTTGTTGGTCAAGGCCTTGGATCGTTTGGATCCGGACTGACGAACCTCGGGTTTGCGGCGCTTGGATCCAAGTACGGTGCTGGCGGCGGAGGTGGTGAAAGCGACCTGGTCTCGACTCAACGCAAACTCATGGGAGGTTAATTTATGGCGAACCCATTCTCAGGACTCGAAAACATCGGGCAGTCGTATCTCGCAGGCTTGCAGCTGGCACAACAGCGCCAGGCCAGGGAGGAAGCAACAGCGCAGCGTGCTGAAGAGGCGCGGATCAGGCAGGAC